GACTCCATCTCTTCGTGCATTGTTAGGACTAAAAAAGATACTCATTGCATCGACGCCGTAGTTTGATCCTTCATAGAAGTTTCCAACACAAAGCACGTCAGGATTTAATGAATCTGATGGCGGTCGAGGCATAATCGTTCCACTTGGCACAACGAAATTTCCACGATTTATGCCATCTATCATGAAAGACCCAGTGCCGCGGTTTATTGCGCTTGTTCCCCATCTAACAACGACATGATGCCAGTTGTTATAGTTGAGTGAATTATCAGACGAAAGAAAAACAAGATCATTTGGATAAACGTCTGGTTTTGCAAATGTCGGTGCAATATTTGCTGATTGACTTAGTTGTAGTTGAAGTCTAAATCCTTCTGGTTTTCCATTCACATCTTTAAGCGATCCTGTCACAAGAGACAAAGCATATGATGAAGATAAATGGAATATTGTTCCCGCCTTAAAGTGACCATTAGTAATTCCATCTTCTTTGTATCTTGGATTTATGTAGAAGTCAAAACTAAATGCACCTGTGAGACAATAAGATCCTGATACATAGCCTTCTTGGCCTGGTAGATCTGAATCTTGTTCGTTGGGATACAGCAACACTGAACTCGTTGGAATTAGTTGTGTTGATCCACTATTTGCAGTGAAAAAATTGAGAGAATTATAGTTTGTGTAGGCCCAATGTGCATGCGGATAATCTACACGATAAAACGGCATTAACATATCTTTGACATTGTTTTTGCTAATTGTTCGCTTTGTTATCCTTGTTGTGGGCGTGAATCGTTCAATATCAAGTACATCTCTTGTTTTCGTAAGGCTGCCTGATACGAGATTAAAATATTGACCTAAATCTGATGTTATTGGCTGACCTATCTCGCGGATCGTTCGGGCATGATCTTTAATATTTTTTGACAATGAATCAAAATTACTATCGACTATTACATTGCCGGCTGTATCATTGAAAATGAGTGATTTTGTTGTGTCTTTTTCAAGATGAGACTGTCTAGGAAAAACTTTAACAGACCCAGTTATTCCAAGTGACGAAGATGAATAAAAACGATTTGGTGTTGTGACAATAGTAAACAGTTCTACATCGTCAGCAGTAACAGGAATAATTGCCATAGAACTCTCTAAATATACGGCGCTGTCAGGAAACGTCCAAGTTCTATTTTACATTTCAGTCAATCAAAATATCCTGCAAGCCAGATGAAATAAGTACACTTAGCCTTGGTGAAAAAGATAGAACAAATTCCTCAAACTTTTCATCTTGCTTAAGGCCTGCATCCTCTGCACAAGCATGTAAGAGTTCGTGCAAAATCAATTCTTGACGATGATCTTGTTTAAGTCTCGATCTCACACAGATTATTTGATCATCATAGTCAATAAAGCTTTTTATGTCTACATCATCAACTCCTTTTTTTGACAATGTCTGATCGAAATCTTCATCAGTCAACAAAAGAATTGTGTATTTTCTATTTCCTACTTTGATATTTTTTGATTTCATAAATGAATTTTTCTCCTAACTCTTTTTTCATTTTGTCGATAGTCTCATTTCCAATCAATTCATACTTCAAACCGCTTTTTTCGACAGCAATTCGAGTCATTTCAAGCTTTTCTGATATGACAGGTGTATTTTGTAATGCTGTTGGCTTAATTTCAATAATCACTTGCATTCCGTTATTATAACACAATAGAAAATCAGGAATAACCCTTCTTTGACCTTCGATAATAAAGACTTTGGATTCATATTTGTACGAAAAAACATCATCACACTGATCCCACCACATCATTGCTACCAGCTCCCAAGAAGATTTGAATTTTACTGGTGCAGACTTCAAGGCATCGTAAATGCCCGTTATGTGTTTCGTTTTATATCCTGATACTCCTGCTAGGATCCTTTTGACAGCAGCTTCAGAATATCTTTGTCTTTGTTCTGATGTCAGTGTTTCAGATGTATGTCCATAATTTGGATTACTTTTGCCAGAATGTGTACGGCACCCTAATGAAAACTGATCGTGTATCACTTTGCTTATCTTTTTTCCCAATAGTTCAAGTCGAACATCTGTTTCTTTTGTTAAACCTTTTGACCACGGTGATCTACCTGTCATTGACCCTGGTTTTCCATAGGCTGCATTGAATTCACCTGAATTTGAACATGACTTTCCGCAGAACTGTCTTGTTTTAGATCTGCCTGCATTAACAGAGAACTCTTTTTTGCAGTTCTTACAGATTATGACTGTAGGTGGTTGTCTTGTCTTACGTGTTGACAAGAAACAGTCATATGAACAGAACTTCGTCTTGTCAACAGATCCTTTGGGAACATCAAAATCATTTCCGCATGCAAGACACTTCTTCTTAGTGCTTGTATCGACGATTTTTGACATATGTGCAGAGAAGCATTCACGAGAACACGTCTTTGATTCACGAAATCGATATGGCTTTGTGAACGTCTGCAAACAGTGAACACATGTCAATGTGACAGTTTTGTCTTTGGATTCGAAGTAACACTTTTGTGTACAGAACTTCTTTTTCTTACGCGAAGTGAATTGGTTACTGCAATGTGTGCATGTTATGACGTGTTCCATACGTCATAACTATACAACATAATTTACTTTGTGTACGAGATGGTGTGTTTCTTTGCAAAATCGAGTCTGCAGCGAAGTGTCAAATCACGCCCGGGATTCTTTTCGATGGGCCTAGATAGTTTTGCAACAGCCAACATTCCGCCTGAATTGTCATACAGACCGATTGTTGTGATATATGTGAAAGGCTCCTGTTGTTCCTCTGGCAATGCAGGATCGTATATCGTTAAGCGACCTTGAAAATCGCCTGTTTGTTCTATGTACGTCGGATTTGACGAATAGTTGAAATCATCAGGCAGAGCCCTACAGAAGATCAGTGAAGAGTTTATGTTTGTTACGTTCTGAAACGTGATTGCTGTGAGCGATCCTGCTCCAAAGCGTGTATAACAGAAGTGATCAATGATGTTATCTACAGAACCTGAAGTCATGAGATCTGGGATTAATTTTGCACCGCGACCCGTGTTAGGAGATGCGCCATGAGGGCCTGGTTGTGTTTCAGTATCATCTCCGCCAAGAATGATTTGTCCTGTTGGTGACATTGCATCGATTGCACCAGACATAAACTGTGATCCAGATGTAATTTTTGAAACATCAAGGATTGCGATACCACTATCATAATAGAGTAGACCAACAGCATTGGTTGTTGACGATGCATCAACCAAATAACCGTATTGACCACCAACATCAAAATATCTAGAATCAGATGCACCAATATCTGTAAAAATTGCAGAGCCGCTGAGTGAAGGTGCGTATAGATTAGGGACTCCATTAGCATCTATCTGATATTGTGGCACGTCAATATCTGCAGTACTTGCTGCATTGACTCTTACGAATGAAGCTTTCGTATAGAACCTCATTGCAAAAGTCTCGCGCTTGATTTGATCACGAGCAAAGAGTCGCTTAAATGCAATGAATAATGCTGAATCGATGTCTGTCTGTGATTGTGTAGTTGTCAATGTTGCATCTACAGGAATCTTAAACATTGACGTACGACTTCCGAGTAGCGTCTGTGCAAACTGACTATAAATGTCTGTCTTTTCTCTCATCATGAGAGAACTACTCGGATATAGATACTTGCCAGTTGTATCTTGTCCCGTTGTCGTTATTCCTGCTACGCCGTCATCATTTGTGGCATTTGATCCCTTGATTGCATCAGGAGGTGCAAGACCTATAGTGATATCAAAAATTGGATTTGCAGTTTGTAGCGTAAAATCCTGGTCGTAAACGGTCTGAAAAAATGATGAAGTCACTCCCGGGCCCACTCCACCAGTCACAAATACCTGATATTTTCTACGAGAGATTGAAGAACTTACGTCTTCTTGTAGAACGTCAATAAGTTGATTGAGAAATGACCTTGTTGTTTTTTTGTCAGATGCTAGGATTTCTTTAGAGGTTGCCATTGTATTATTTCTATGTCTTTATGATAAAGATGCTTTGTATGTTACTGGTATGTCAACAGTACAACCATGCCGATCACCCTGTACAGTTATCGTGCTATTAATCTGTCTTGTGGAAGTTCCAGTATCGATACGTTTTCCATAAACTGAAAGCGTTGTATTATCAATAGTACGAGCTTTAACAGTAAATGTAATTGCAGTTTTTACAGCTGTTGAAGTTGTAAAAGTGTACGTAGCAATTCTATTAGGATCTCCCGCGTTCACAAGATTACGTGCAATGTCAGGTTGTGTAAGGTCTCCACCGATCGGATTTTCAATTGTGAAAAATCTATCAGGAACCTTAATGTGATAAATTGTTTGAATTAATTCTGCAGGAACTGACTGACCTGTCACATTGTTAAAATAGAGCGAAACAGTTACTGCAACTGTTTCATTCTTTCCTTTTTCTAAATCAACAGCAGGGCTGTATTTCAGTACTGGCAAGTAGACAGTCGACAAAGTTGTTCCTGAATTTTCTCTACCAATCAACTTGTATTTGAGTGCAATGCTGGGATTTGTCAATGCCTCGAAGACGGGTGTATTCTTCTCAATCTTTTCTTTACCTACTGTTCTGCCGTATTTCTTGATAAGTCTGTAATCAACCTCATCATCTCCAAGAGAGTAATTTGTGATGTTGAAAGAGCTATTAGAAGCTGCGAGGCGCTGTCTACCGTAATCGGTGAGGACAGCATCCAGAATTACGTTATTAGTTGAATGATCAAGCCAGCCCATGACTGTACCCTCCGGATCTTTCAACTTCAAGCTTTTCTCTTAACATTTCAACATCTTCTCTGCTCATTCTATTACCTTTTTTCAGTAAAATACCACTAGCTTCAATTTTTTGTTGTGTCATTACACGAAGTTTTTTAATCTCAACATTCAGTGAACGCGAAGCACTATCGAACCCATCATACACATATGTAAGTTCTTCATTAACATAACCAAATATCGGCCAAACCTTTCCTTTGTTTGAACTGATAATAGATCTGTCAACTTTTTTCATTGCTGCGCGAATTCGTGATTTATGTTCATCAGAGAGAATCTTGCCTCTATGTGCAGCTGAAAGTTTTGTTTTAGTTTCTTCAGAAAGAGGTCCCTTGCGGCCCCAATCTTTTCCAAAAAAAGGATTCTTATTTCCAGCGATTGAAGCAGATTGTTTCAAAGATTTTCTGATTCTAACTTCTTCTGAAATAATCTTCTTTTTTGCAGATGCTGACATTTTTTGACGCGTCTCATCAGAAAAAACTCTGTTCTTCAATTTTTGACGCGTTTCATCGGTCACAATGCGCCCGGGCGTTCCTTCGCCGCCGTCAGTCATATTATACCCTACTAATCGATTCTTCGTGTCAAGTTCCTTGATCCAAAATTTTTCCCTGTTAGATGCAGTATCATTATCGACACATTCTTCAAGAACTGTCATTTCAAATGATTCTACACCATATTTTCTAATTGCCTTAGTTATGAGTTGTTTTCTATAATGCGTCTCACATGTATGCTGAACATGAACGCGCAGGCGTGCATCTAATGTCTTTGATGTCTTGCCGACATACAACTTTCCATTGATGTTGTTCTTTATCTTATAAACAAACATGGCCTTTACAAATATCGCTTCTTCTGTCTTTTTGACTTAAATATAATGCTGATTGTACAACGCAATTCATGCTGTTAAATTCTTCGGATCTTTGATACTGATTCGAATTGTCTGCATTTTCTGGTTATCCAGATTAATAAGCTGCAATAAATAAAACGGTTGTTGTCCTGGTATTTGTGCTTCGACTATCTTGTACGTTTTGTTTTTATCATCTTTGACCTTCAAATATTCAGGCGTGAAATATACATTCAGCTGTCTTGCAGAATCACCAGAAACTCTAATTGTGTCTTTGAAAGCATCTAATCTCAAGTTCATATTTGGATATTGTCTAGGTGACCCAGCATCGCAAATGACTTTAGTATTTAATCTATTTTTGTATGCATCAAATATTACTCGATGCTGAGAAGAATAGTTTGAAATCATTCCGTGAGCGTCGATACTGCATATTGCATAGATGTAATCTGACGAAATGAAAAATTCAGTATCTACTGTAAAATCAGGATCGATGTGCATGAATACTGGGTAAGACTGATCTGACTCTGGTCCTTGTGAATGAATTAGCACCTTGTCATCTTCATTCATATTTTCAATATTATTGCAGTCAACGCGTTCATTTGTTTTATATCTGCCTTGATTATTTGGTCCAGGTAACGATGTGTCAAATCCGTATTGTGCGATTAGTTCAAATGGTTCATTTATGCTCTTACGCCGAAATACCTGAAATTGCTTGACGTCTTTTTGATGATTCACAGGAGTGTCCCAGTGAATCTTTAGTTTTCTTTTTGTATAATCAAATGTGAATTTGATGTCATTCGGTTGTGGGGGTGGAACATGTTCGAAGCATTCTGTATGAACAGAAATTGGACGTGAGCTAACATATAGCGTCGACATGTCGACGCTTGTTTTGTCAGCGCTGTATGTCAATATTTTTACTGCCGCAACAGTACGTATTGCGTATGTGTATTCTGTTCCATACAAGACAGTTCTGTCTTCAAAATGTGTTGTCAGACAGCTCTCAATATAGAAAGTTGCATTTTGCTTAAATCCGTCTGCAGTCCTTATGTAACGATCAATAATGTAACCTATAATCTTAACAGGCTGTGTAAGTGAAGATAAAGATGCTTTTGTCTCATCATTTTGTATTGGAATGACCTTAAGCGTATTGCTTCTGTGATAGCCCTTCACTTTAGAATTTGAATGTGAAATTTGCAAAGATGCTAAATTATCTTTTGTAGTCTTTTCGACTGAATCTTTAAAGATGTCAGCTATTACAGAGCTATTTATCTTCATGCTCAGCGTAACTGATTTTGTTATAGATCTTAGTAAGTCATCCTTGTCTGATGGATTTCCAGATTCATCAAATACTCGAAGACCAAGTGAAGTCTTTGGAAAATCTGATAATTTTACGTAAGCGTCTGAAAGTGCTCCGAGCTGTGTTTTTGTGAATCTATCATCTTCAATATCAGCGACATTTTGTGTTTTTGCAGCAGATCGAATTTGTTCTCTTGCCATTTGAAACATACTCTCTGCAGGTATGCGCGACAATCTAGTAAAATTTTCTATATCGGATCCGCCTTGTTCTATTGCAGATACATTTGAGAATGTATGCGTGATGTATCCTGGGTTGAAAAAATTGTCTTCTGATATAATCTTGTCATGATTTCCACGTATTGTTATATCATGACGTTCACGTGGTTCACGTGGTTTCTGATGGACATTTCCATTATTTGTTGAGTTGTCGTCGTATATTTCTTTAGAAGACTCAAATTCAGATAATCTTGGTGCAGACCATTTAATCAGCACATATCTTGGAATCTTGTTTAATGGAAGTAAACCAGTGTGTCGTTTTGCATTCTGCGTTAAAAGTGTGTAATCATTGTCTTCAAAAGGTAAAACCCTTTCGTCTTGTGTATAGAAATTATAGATGAATTCTGAACTTACAGACGTTACTTCTGGTATATTTACTTCGTCAACAGATACAGACGGATTTGAGATTTTTACACGCAAGGGATGTGTTGGTTCGACAAGTTGCTTATTTGCTACTCTTGTAGCAATTGCTTTTTGTTCAGGGCGTAATTGATTTATTGCACCTGCTATTTTACCAAAAATACTCATTGTCTATTTCCTTTATACACCGTGATTTCCGGCATTTCATGTTGATTATTAATGATCACGAGGACCATGTCCCTCGTGCTCGTTGTTGATATTTTTCAAATCATATGGTTCAATTGTGACAAAGTACTCATCATATGTAATATCACCAGGCGAAGTATCTCTATGTTTTAGCGGAGAACGTGCTTTACCAGGAATATTTGTTGTACCTCCAATGATTACACCTACACTTTTTAATGCATCTAGCGTTTCTGTAGGCGGCTTTGTTTCATCTACTGTAAAATCATCTGGGTCTATAATGATGCTAAACACTCTATCAAATTTCTTTGGATACAATGCCCTACGTTTAAAATGATCAATTTTCATCATGAGCGTTTCATTTGTGAAAAATGATGTCATAGTTTCATCCATTTGAATGTTAAGACCTGCATTATTTCCATCTTTTTGCACGTTTGCAGTTGTTGTAGGTGGCTTTACTTCATGCGAAAATTGCTGACCATTTTGATCAGTAAAAATTGCAGAAATTGTCCCTTGCTTTGGCAATGTACGTGGACTTGCTGGGTTCTTTTTTATAGTATCTAAAAATCTCTGATACTGTGTATCAATATTTGTAAGTTGATGATCAAGTTGTGCAAAATTGTGAAATCTTGTTTCATCAAAGTAGCAGTCTGTGAACCATCTAAGATATTCCTCGAGCATAAAACTGATTACCTGATTTGAATAGAGTTCAAATTTTTCATTCTCTGTCAAGAAATCAAAAGATCTAGAAAAGCCTTCCTGAAAATTCTTGCATAACGAAAAGGTATGATGATTATGTGAATAAATTTTTGTAGGAATATTCAATAGATCATTATCAGTCTGAGAGAATACAGTGAAATCCCAATTTTCAAGTACACGTGTTGGGAATCTATTCATGTCAAAAAGATAAGTTCTTGGATGATAAACAACATCAGGATGTAGACGATCTAGCTTGTATACCTTTAGACGAATTATTCCTTCTCTTGTTCCTCTTCCTAGCGTGTCTACTCGTACAGTCGACAGTAACGATCGTGTCAAAAGTGGCGGGATTCCTATTGTTAGTATTTTCTTATTGTTAGCTTTCTCTTTCATGAAATCTAGAGAATCGAAATACTGTGACAACAATGAATATGAAACAAGCTCTGTCTCATTTATGTTTAGAAAATTAATGTAGTCCTTTGGAAAATCTGCAAATGCTGGTAACGATGATAGCTTTGATTCTGATGTACTATCTGTTCTTATTCTATCACGATATTCTGATAAAATGTAGCTAGAAAGAAGTAGTTGTCCCTCTGTAAATGACAATCCAACTAAATCTTTCGTCTTAGTATTAGATAATGTCTGATCTGTCGAGTAAAGCGTTTGAATTGCATTCAAGTGCTTTTCATAATCTGCGCTTAGTGATGCGTCAAGTTTTGATAAATTTCTATCAAGATTTTCTAGGAAAATACGATATTTTTCTAACTGATCAATTGCAACAGAATCTTCTGCTGCATATAATTCTTTAATGTCTTCTATCTTTTTTGAAATTGTCTCACTGCTCTTGTTGATACTGTAATACGACTGAACTTGTTCTTTTGTTACTTTGTCGATTACTAGACCCTCTTCGCCGTAGATTGAAAGCTTAGTAACAATTCCTTGAGCAGAATTCTTGTATTGATACACCGTAGAATAAGCTCCAATCAAAGATTCTGGTGTTTGCGCTGCAATTATCCGCAATGCTAAATCAAAACATCCGAACAAGTATGTCATTTTAGACATGCCAGAATACGATGTTGTTTGTACAGAATCTTTGTTTCCTGTGTATATTTTTTTTGTGTAGTGGATTGTCATATATTCGACTAGTGACTTCCACAAGCCGTCTTGATCAGCATAGTTTGTTGCATTGAAAATGGCATGATTAACACTGTTTAGATAAGATAAACCTGCAATTTGTCGATGACTTTCAGTGGCATAATTGATCATGTCAATAGCATTATTTTGAGAATTAATTTCAGCAGCGGCTTTAATCTGTGCTAACGCGCCGCCCGTAATTGTTGCTTGCCATGCAGCATCAAATGAATCATCGATTCGCGCGATTGATGATTTGTCGCTATTGTGGCCTGTCTTTGTAGGAAATGTACGGTAATCTTCTGTTGCTTCGGCAATTTCTGTAGCAATATGTGGATGCTTATATTTGACACTCGCTAGTATTGAACAGATGTTTCTCTTTACTAACGAAATTGTATCTGCATTTTCTACTTTGTGTTCTTTCTGAAGAACAATATTCATGATCAGTATGAATAATTGAGACTTCAAATTATCTGCTACGCCCTGATAATTACCTACCGGGACAACTGCAGCTTTACATATTGTTGCTGCAAGTCTTGTTCCTATGTTTGAAGAATGTGGCAGTGACTTTGCAGACCTAGTGTCTATTCCACTAATCACTGTTACATGGTGCGATTTATTTTTTTTCAAGATATTCTTGTAAAGATCGCTGACAATGTAAAGAGGCTTAATATAAGAATCAATCGATTCAATCTCTCTTTCATATTTCTTTGTATCATTATTATACTTGTGTCCTGATAGCTCAATTGTCTTCAATAAAGTGCTTATTGTTGTCTTCGTATTAGTTCGTAATGTTTTGAGACGCGTAGTGTCAAATGACTTTCCATCAGATGTGCTTAAAACAGAATCGACATAATACAAGAGACCCGGTGTATAACTAGTTGATTCTCGTTTGACATTTTCAAATGTCAAGACGTGATTTTTTTCACCCGCAGGATTTGTAATATAGCTTTGAGAAAAGCTTGAAAGCGATTTATTTTTTCCAGTTTGATCTAAATTAACATTGAGCACAGACTTGGGAAATTGACCAACAAGATGATCCCAAACTGAAAAATTATCACCTGTCGGAGATAAAGTATAGCCAAAATTTGCAGTTAAATCAGACTTATTTTTCAATAGCCACTTAGAATACCAGTCTTCTTTGATACAAATATTTGCAATAGCTACAACATCTTTACCCGATGAAATATACTGAGTTAGAAAATTGCTTCCAAACCAGACGTTTTCAGATCTTCCAATTGTGTTCTGAACAAATCGATCTCTATCTGGTATTTTTGATGGTGCAAGATTCACATATTGTCTAGACTTAAAGCTTATAAAGCTTTGTTTATTGTTTTTGAATTTTGAAGAAACTATGATATCGTCAAAAGTTGGTAACTTTTCGCCTTCAAAAGGATTAAGCCACAGCCTTACCATATCATTTGGAACAGTTTCTATATCTGACAAAAGAAACTCGTCTTTGTCAGATGCACTTTCATTTCTAGATGCTTCATGAAGCATCGTATTAGAATGAGAAAGAAGTGTTCTTTTTAGCTCAACAAGACTTTGCTGCCATAGTTTTGTTTGAGAAAAATTTAAAGTTGATGTTGTCGAGTAGCCTGCTCGTTGCAAAAGAGTTTCTATTCCTGCTTCAGTTCCTCTTAAGTTCATTCTAGAAACTGTAGTTGAAATAACATCCATCAATGCAGTAAATTGATTCATTTCTGATCTAGAAAAATCATCAAGTTCTGACTTTTGTTTTTCAACAAAAACTGTCACATCATCGCTTGATGACATGACAGTTATTGCAGTTTTTGCATTGATTACACGTGAAAATTCTTTAAGCTCTAGAGCTCCTCCTTGATCTGATTTGTTTTTTGAAGAATCATATAGTGGCGCAAATTCTGCAGTGCTAATAATCACTGGTTCGTCTTCAACAAGACCCGTGTGAAGTTCATAAATCTTAGTATCTAGTGGTTCTTGAACTGATGAATCAAAATTCTTGGAATCATGCTCAACATCAATTGGATATGGTTTTGGCTGTTTTGCCGGATGTTTGGGCGGAACCTTGACTTTTTTAACAGCCTTATCATCTGGTAATGCTGTTGCATTTAGTCCGGAATTTTGTGCAGTGGCTGCTGCGGCAGCGCCGCTTACTTTTTTTGAAGATGCAGCAATTGAATTAAAAAAGTTTCCCATGTATTTCCTATTATACTAAACTGAGATTTGTCGTGAACTAGTCATTGCTTTTATCTTTGGCGTAATTGAATCAGGTCGTATTATAATTTGAGTTGAGTAACCAGGTTTATCAATGTCAAATTCAGACATTATAGGAATTATGATGTAGTAAATTGATCCAATGTCAGACGAAGTAAGCTTATGATAAATGTGATCGCTTTGTGTTCTTCCTACGAAGCTTCTAATTCCATTGACATCTTTCATTACTATGAAAGAGTCGTAGATGTCCAATTTGTCATACGAGGATGAACCAGAATAATCCCACGTAATTCTAACTGTGCCTCTATCAACTCTTTTTATCAGAATTTGTGACAGACTCGCATAGCTGGTAGATCCGTCTACTCTGTGCGATGCAGTTAGACCAAATGCATCAGAAGTGAAAGATTCATAAGCATCTATTACAGGTATGCCGAATTTATCATCTGAATACAGATGGCCTTGCTTTGCTTTTGGATTAAGCCATTTGTAGGGTAGATAAAACCATTCAATTCCTTTTGAATTGACGCCACGGGCAACAAACTTTTTGAAAAGCTCCAAAGGATTTTTTCTGAATGTAAAGACATCATACTCATATGAATGCTGCGGATTTATTTGCTTCACATTAGAAGATTTTTGCGTCTCAGCGCCATCTATGAAAGTACCGTCTGACACTAATCCAAATATTTCACGTTCAGCTGTATTTAGATTTGTTCTTATGATTTCATGCAAATATAGATCTGCATATTCAGGAATTCCTGGTTGTGCATTACCTAGCGGTGATTCAGTGTTATTTGCTGGGTCAAGAAACTGTGCATACAATTCTGGTAGTTGTGTTTTTAATTCGTCTGTAATACGTCTGTTTTCTGTAATTGACGTTGTTGATGTCTTTAATAGAAACGAATTGTTATAGTTTGTTCCTTCAAGCGTTGATGTAAAGTCTGACATAATCACATTGATTGAATTTTCATTTCCTACAGCAGTCGTATTCTTGAACATCACATAATTTGAAATTGGAAATTTATAAACCCTGCTGTATCTTGAAGCAACCCATGCCATCACATAGTACTCATACGTGCTTCCTATTTTTGCAGTATCATCAGCTATCGTCATATTGACAGAAACACTAGTCGGGTATACTGTTGTCAATGCTTCAAATTGTTCATTTTCATTTTGAGTACAGTCGCGGCGGAATAGTGCAAGAGCAATGACACCTTTTGGAACATTATAGACTTCAATCTCGACATTATTCTTTCCAAAATGTCTAGGTGAAATTGTCAGCGTTCCTATAGAATCATGTCCTGGGCCTATGACTACGTTAGTAAAAACACTTGCCTCGTTTCCATGATCATCAATAGGAACAACTCTTATTATCTCAAGGGGTGATTTTCTTGCAAAAACAAATTCTATTTTCTTGGTATGTCCAGTTGCTTGTATTTTTGCTATGCGTGTATATTTTGTAGATGATCCATTCTGATCAATTTTTTTTATGTAAATGTTGTAACCAAATATCTTTGAACTATCTTCTTGATGACAGTTAGCTTGAAGAAAATGTGAATTGCTAGAAAATGAACTACCAGCATACCACTGTGCAGGTGGGCATGACACTACAGGTGCATGTTTTATTGCTTTAAATGCGTCAATGTGATCTGTAAGATCAAGATGTAGTGTTACTGTTTCACTAATAGTACCATTTTTCTTAATCATGTCAAAAGAAACTATCAAAGTTGCATGATCGTTAATGCGAGGAATCGACATTACACAAAAAGCATCGACATGATCAAGCTTCTTTGTGACAACTTTTTTATCGTACCAAGTTATCTTAGAATGAAACGGTGCATCAGGAATATCATCAATATAGAATTTCGTGATATCGAAAAACAGCGGCGAATATCCTTTTTTCAAAAAATCAGGTTTGATATCATCTAATAATGATTCTGATGTGAGAGAAGTTGAATATGAGTCTGTAGCTGGTGTTGTGATATCACAAAGTTCTTCATTAATTCTGACTAGTGTATCTGAAGGATCGATCTTGTCAGAATTGTATTGGATTGCAGGTATACCGTCATTTCCTCCATCGTTGAATGATGTTGAATTGTTATGTGTTCTTGCTGTGCGCCGCGACGGATGCTGATCTAATTCATACATCTCTGTTATTGTGTAGTTATTATCGATATCGACGACATATGAAGACAATGGTATCTTTGTTGTTGCAAGAACAGTCTCGCTTTTTTCTATATCATTAATAATCATTAGGCCGGAATTGATTTTGATGTCTAGCTTTGTTGAATTTAATGTATTGATTGCATTTGTCAATTCACTTAGTGCATTCTGTGTTTGTATTGGCAATCCCTGCGTTCCAAGTTGAACAGGAGGTTCAGTTTGATTTTTGACTGTTACTTTTACAGAATCTTTTGAATCGATATGCAAATTTTTGTTAGAAGTTAAAACATTAAATTGAAATCGAAATGTGTAATTCAAATCATCAATTTTGACAAGATCTGCAAATATAGCACGGTTAACTCTTAAAAGAGATGTTGCAGACTTAGTGGGTGCCTGTTGTGTTAGTATTGCCATTTCAGGATCTCTATGAATTCTTTCTTGCTGACTGAGATGCCAATATCAATTCCTGATCTTGTGTTGGTGTTAGTTTTGAAAAAATCAAAGTAAACATGTTGACAAAACATGTTGTGCCTCTATTGTCCAAGAAAATCTTACCAGCAAAAAAAACATTATCAGTTACAGCAGACGGCTCTTTAACATCATTCATTACATGACCAAATTCAACAATATCAAGCTTTGAAACAGTGCTATTTGTCACTTCAAAAAACTGTCCCATAATATTATTTGCATTTGACGTTTTCTTTAAGACAATAGGACGCTTTGTATCTTCATATGATTTAAGCTGCTTCTTTAAATCAATAAATGACATTCGTTTTTCATTATTGCCCCAAGATGGATAGTTGCCGAGCAGATATGGTGTTAAATTTTCTATCTGCGTTTTGTTCGGTACTAATGAATCAGAGACCTTTATGATTGGCGGCAGATATTTGAAGTTATCAAGATGACTCATCTTGTCATCATTGAAAAGTGAATCAATTGAATTTAACGTTGGCGGTGCATCTGCAAATATTTTCAATACATTCGAATCAATTTGTGTCAAATCAAAGCTAATATCAGACGTGTTAATTTCAAATGTTTCATCTTCAAACAGTTTGTTATTTGAAGAGAGTGTCTGAAGCTGCAAAAAATTATCAAATGAAGATGATAATATTCCTGGAATATTGCTAGCAAAGATTTCATTTTCTACTTCGTCATATCTTAAGTTTCCACCAATTGCACCCTGTTTTACGAACAAAGGTGATGATAGTGTGCCAGTTGCAAAGATTTTTGTTTGTTCAAATGATTCACCAAGATCAAGATAAACAGCATCAGATGACACAGCCGATACAACGCTCGGGCCACCTACAATTCGTAAATTTTCAATTGCTCCAGATATAGAAGTGGCAAATTGATCTGATCCCATGCCGCCGCGTGTGCCGACATACGCAATAAATGGTTTTTGCGGTGAACCTCCATACGCTGCTAATTCAATTGTGCCTGCTGTTATATTTGATTTGACTAGAATACTTGCAGTGAGACCGGTAGTATCAGAATAAATGAAGCCTTTATTATTATCGTTCTTATCTTCATTTATTGATGTTGTTTGTACCATTCTTCCGTGATGACGTTGGAATACAGTTAATTTGCCATTTTGTAATGATGCTTCATAAGACTGACCTGTGTCACGTGTCAAAAAATTACTGATATCATTTTGAGGAATCTTGATGTCATGACTACGAAATGGTAACAACATTGCATCATCATTTGCTTCAAATACAATTTGATCTTGCGGAAGATTGCACACTTCAAGTTGAATATTTCGTGTAGGATCTAGATGGCCTTCAGAAGGTGATGTTATGTACTGAACATCTGCATCAGAGAATGTTGCAAATGCTACATTAAACGTGCCGGCGGCTATCTGCCGGCGGCCTTCGACTGTAACAATTGCATCGAGGATTCTTGATTTACTGTCTAGGATACCACTCATGTTTCATCTACAAATATGTCAGTTCATCAAGAACCTACCCGATAATGATGTCAAGAATCACAGAATATTGGAAGCTAAAGTTGCAAGAGCACTGCGCTCTCCCTTTCTCAGCGTCACATGACCAGCAATTGAATGATTCTTAAACTTCTCAATAGCATAAGTCAGACCATTTGTATATGTGTCAACATGCACATTATCAATCTGTTCTATGTCTCCTGTCAAAACTATCTTGGTGTTCTCTCCAGCTCTTGTTATGATCGTCTTTAATTCATGCATAGAAAGATTCTGTGCTTCATCAATGATCATGAATGCATTTGGTATTGATCTTCCTCTGATAAAAGAAATCGCTTCAATCTCTATGAGACCGTTACGCTGTAATAAATCAATGTATGAATCTTTGAATGTGGAAGATTCAGCATTTTCATTTCCGTGTTTTTTCCGCTGCGTATTTCGCTGACTTTTTCCTGCGCCTAGCAAAAATTCGAGATTGTCTTTTATTGGAGAAATCCATGGTTCCATTTTTTCTTTCAATGTGCCCGGAAGAAAACCAATATCTCTACCAACGGGCTGTACAGGCCTGGAAACTATTAATTTCTTGTAAGTCTTCAATGCACCAAGCTTATCTAGTTGCTCTAATGCAGCAGCTAGAGCCAAACAAGTTTTTCCGCACCCGGACTTTCCTGTCAAAGTAACTAGTTTTACGTCTGGGTCCATTAAGAGATCAAATGAAAATATCTGTTCCTTATTTCTGGGTTTCAAACCAAAGATATTATCATGTTTTCTTATATGATGTAGTGTGCCTGACTCATCTACGCGAGCCAATGCAGACTTCACTGTAGATCCATCAGAATTTACATTTTTCAAGACAATGATTTGATTTGGATAAGTTGTCACACTTGAAAATGAAGATAACTTCATTTTGTTTTCAGATTTTTCTGTCAAATAAAATAAGTCAACGACGGACATTGTAGTAAGTACAGTTTGAACTCCCGTGTACAGTGATTCCAAATTATCTGCAACACGAATACTAAGATAGTCTTCTGCTGGTATTCCCAGTGAAGAACACTTAACTCTAACATTGATGTCTTTAGAAACAAGAATTGACCCTGAAGTATCATCTGACTTCATTAACATCATCATTAATCCAATGATCATGTTATCGATTGATGAACCTCGTGTCAATTCAGGAGGAAGAAGTGCATTATAGCCAGAAGGCGATGATACTATCCTGAGTGTTCCTCCAGATCGTAGCAGAACACCATCTTTTAAACTTCCAACTAATGATAGCTGATCTAATTTTCTACTAATTTCTCGGCAATTTCTTCCTACGTCATCTGTTCTTCCTTTTTGCTTGTCAAGTTCTTCAAGAACAAGGATTGGAATAATAAGATTGTTATCTTGGAAATTATCGATACAGCTAGGATCGCTTAGAAGAACATTTGTGTCTAGAACGTAAGTCTTGGTCTTTTTCATGTAATTCCGCTAGATGTTATACAAAGAACGTTCTTTGCTAAACTATCATACACTGAAACATGACTACACACAATAAAAAGATTACAAAGCTTCCAGTAGTATCACAAAAGACATGTTATGAACTCACAGAGGCAGCAAGCGTTTCATGCAAACGAAAAGCATGTCGTAAGTGGATAGAACATGATCAAGGTAAAAATTGCCTATTTATTACAACACAAATGGGCCCGCTCACGCTTAATGAGGTGGGCAATGTGTATGGCTTAACTAGAATGCGAATCTGTCAAATAGAAAAGAACATCTATCAGAAGATTAGAGATTTCATTCACTGATCATCAGCGGGTACATCATTCTTCTTTTTGCGCGGCGGGGGCCACTTCTTTGACTTTTTAACAGTAACAGCATCTTGAATTTGTAACTCATCTGATTTATCTTCTACAATCACAGCAAGATCATCTTGTGATTCTTGTTGTAACTTATCTGTTTTGCTTGTGTTTGTATCTTGATCTTGCAACTCACTAGCAATATCGTCTTGTAGCTCATTAAGCATTACTTTCTTTTCATGCTTAAGAATCAGATTGCCATTTTTCCCAGCAACATATACTTTCTTGGGATCAAGGTTAAATTTTGCTATGTCTCTTAAAAGTTCTTTACGTGCCATTTTATTCTCCAATTCACTCTTTGTCTAATTTTGCCAACTTATTCAGCTTAATCAACTTATCACTATCAAGTGAAATTTTAACAAGTTCTGTTGCTATGATACGAAGTGTACGAAGTGTTCTTCGAACTCGTATACCTGATATTATGACTCCACGAGCATTTTTCTCGACATCAAATTCTATAGAATCTACAAGTGATTTTAATTCATTCCACTTAGATAAGATTGTAGTTTCTTCATTGACTTCGATCTCTTCATTCATTGTCAAAGCTCCTAAATCATGACTATATTGTAGAAATTGAAAAAGTAAACTCTACGATCGAAGAGATGCTCTAAATTCCTCAGGTAACATATGTGAATTTCTAGAATAGAATCGTTCCCAATCTGTATCAAGAATGTATGAAATTGCATGATCATTCTCATTTCTAACAGATCTACCAAAGCATTGAATTATTGATTTTGCTGTAGTGTAAGGATACCACTGCCTATTTCGTTCCATTCGCTTTGAAACAACGAGATCTCCAAGAAATGGAAATGGAATTTTACAGAGTATCTGGAATCTAGATGAATCGTCGGCAAGATCTACACCTTCCATCATTGAAGGACTTATTATGACAGTTGGTTCTTTGCAGCTAATATGCTTCTTTAGAATTTCATCTCTATTTGATGAATCATGTGACAGAATTCTATTCGATCGAATATTTTCAATTAGATACTTTGCAACTTTGAATGAAGTTGTATGAATGATTCCCTTTTCGTTCTGATGTTTTTCAAGAAGCAACTTTACTGCTTCTGCCATTACAGGCAGCGTCTTGTCGATATTATTTTTTGACATCGACCCTGCACGTATGTAGTGAATTGGTCGATTTTCTATAGGGAATGGTGACGGAATTCTTAAATAATCTACTTCAGCAGGGTTTAAGCCGAGCGATGAACAAAAAACATCTTTATCTACAACAGTAGCAGACATCATAAGCAATCGTTTTCCTGATCTGAATAGTGTTTTTTGACTATACAACGAAAGATCGATTGGCTTGAATTCAAACTTTCTAGCACCTCTTCGATTTCCAATCTGAGGATAAGCAATATTCATCACCCAGTTTGTTGCAGAATAGACTTCAAGAAATTGATCTACTTTTCCTGAGTGTTTTTCTAGCATTTCATATTGCTTTGAAAATTCTCCATAACCTGTTGTTGCGTCTGATAACTTTGTTAGATTTTTTTCAAGTTCTCTTACGTATTTATTCACAGACTTTCGATATGAAGTCTTTACCCATTCATAAACTGCTTCTTGAGAATCAAGCTTTGGAATCTTACACTTCAAGATATCACGTGCAAATTTTTCAGAAAAAGTCACCTCAATAAATTTTCCAAGTTCGGCCTCAGTATTATGACAATTTGAAACAAGAATTGAATTAGCAAAATAATTATGATTATCTTCAACTTCTATATTGTATTTGTAATGATCAGTTCTCTCAGACCAGCTTTTTGGTTTTTCAATTTTTCTAATATTTGAAATTTTTACATCATGATTACACACAAATTTTTGAAGTTTCAAAAATGATTTTTCAGATGACTCTTCGATCTCCTTGTTTGTCAAATAAAGACATTCATATCCGATTTCTGAATATAGTTTAATTGTTTCTTCAATTTCTTGTTCTGTATGCCAAAAATATACATCACCGACTTCGACAACTTTATTCGTGCCTTCAATAATAAAATCGGGATTTTTATGTTTACCATTTTTAAAAGTAACCCATTTTTCACCAAGTCCTGTAAAAACAAGGCTTGGAATATCGAGATCAATAACTGATTGTTCTAATGTATTTGGCACCTTTCTATTTTGATGTAAAGGAGCATCTTTGAAACGATTTATTTGCGCCAGTTTACTAACTTCTGTTCGAACATTGTCCCAATTATTGCGCCACGAATTTCTCATACGATCTACAGTGTTGGAATTAAACATCGGGTTCAGCTCTGACATCCTTACAGATCTTGAATTGCTTGTTTCATCTGCTGAAGAATAACAAAAATGTGAACAATATTTTTTTCCAATAGATGATTTCGTTATTTCAATCGCTTTATTACAAGCATGATTTAAACATGTTCTGATTTCAAGTATTGAGTTTTTATGTGAAGTAATTCCGCTTTT